ACAGTCTTTTCCGTGGTGTTCGAGATATAGCCCGCAGGGGCGTACGTAAACCAATTTGCGTCAAAGTCCGCAAGCACTTCGTCTGGCTTGAAGCCACTCTGGGCTTTCATCATGTTCCCGTTGATGTTGGCGTAACGGGGATGATTGGTCAAATCCAAAGCGTCAGTTAGTTCGCCGATGTTGATTGACAAGACGCCGTCCTTAGATCCTTCGTTTCCAGCAGCGATGTAATTAGTGTAAGGTCCAGGTCCTCCTTTTTGTCCCATGCGCTTGATGGCTTCTTCGTAAACAGGCAAGACTTTGTCGTGCAGCCATTCGTCGGTTCCGTCAGTGATGACCCGTCCTGTCTTATCGCCTCCGGCTGTTCGTGGTTCGTTGGATCCCTCAATGTAGACGTAAACCGGTTCTTCAAACTCGTAAACCGCTTCGTCGGGGGCAGCAGAAGTGTTAAGGCTTTCGCCCACAGGTCCCCATAGACGGAAGTCTTCGCCCGGACGAGCGAGAATTTTGATCTGCACTTGGGTTTGACCATCAAACGGATTGCTGAGAGGCTGGTAAACGGTCAATCGAATTTCAGGAATGCCTCCATCTGGGAAGGGTTGAAGAACGTCAGCGACTTTGCGCACTTGAGCATTACTCTTAGCGTCGTGAAGGGCGTAAGTCGTAGATACGTTTTGTCCATTAAGAGGCAAAATTTCGTTAGCCTTGGTCAAAAGGAAGTCAATGTCCATAAGATTTTCCGCGTAAGTCCTTTCCAAATCGGAGACCAAAAGAGATCCTTGAAAGGTCGACGATGCCGAGAAGACGATTCGATACTCCATACTTCCAGCTACAAACTCATGTTGGAGCATGTAATCTCGCAGCCATCTGCCGCAAGTGTTGTAGAGCGGAAGCTTGGCGATCGTAGTGCCAGCTGTGGAGCTGGAACTGACCGTCACGTTGGCAACTTCGGCCCAAGCGCCGAGAGCGCGGTCCCGATAGTCGTATTGCTGTCCTGTGCGAAATCCCTCTTCCATAGGGATCATTGAAGGGCGCAAAGACTTGGCTACTGACATCACTGTCACGCCAAGTGCGCCGGGGTCCATCATTTGGGTGCCTGCTTCAGCACCGCTAAGTGCGCTCCTTGAAATCGTCTGTCCTTGGATGAACCCTGCGGCCTCAGAGGCCGGGTCGGAGCGCGGAGGCGCCGATGCTCCTGATGCCGATGGATCTGGCATGAACATCTGCGCTTCTGTCGTGTGTTCGAGATCCACTTTAGGGGGATCTACCTGCTTCTCTGCCTCGATCAGCGTGGCATTGACGTCATGGCCGTGCGAGTTGACAACGTGAATCAGTAGGCCTTCAATGCCCACGGGTGTTGCTCCACATTGTATGCATGACCACTTCGCCCAAATCCTCGAGTCGAGTGCTTTACATTTAGTTATTCCGCCGTGTTCGTTGCGGATGTGTCCTTGCAATCCTTGCAGCGAGGTTTCGTAGCCGCAATAGCATCGGACTTTAGCCCGTCTGGGCTGATAAACTCTTGGAACCGTGTAAAATTCCTCTTGTTTCAAGAGCTCAAAGATGTTCTTAAAATCCGGATCCGAAAGGAATTTAATTTTCCAATCGGACCAATCCCTTAGCCAATCTTCCAGTGTCTCGTAGTCGAAGTGAGTTTGTTGTTTGTTGTTGTTGTTGTTGGATGTCATGTTTGATACGCTGCACGGTATTTCTCCGCGACTCAGCATCAACGCTCCACAGCCGCCTTGGACTGCCAATTTGCCTTTGGGCGAGACTTCCTCGAGCCCTTTGGTGGATACGCCTAGCCTAGGACCATCAATACCCTTCCCCGGTAAGAGTCGGATAGAGGTAGAATCCTCACGCCCTTCAGTTGAAGTAGACGTGTATCGATCGTTATGTTTCCGTTGGTCTTTTAAAGTGGTTGGAGCCTCCTCCTCACACTGGTCCGCATGTGAATCCGTACGATTTTCGACGGATGGCACACTTTCAAATGATTGTGATTCAGTATATCTGGTCATTATTTCATTTTCATCACCCAGCCAGACGATGCTACATTCGTCACTCCTAATTTGGGCCTCCAGGCGCCTGATATCTTCCAGCGTTCTATGATGGTGTGGGATATTAGCCCTATTACAGGCTTGCCGTATATCGGCCAAGAACGCTTGGACTTCATCGTCCGAGTATTGGGTCAATTCGTAGTAGAAGCTCAGCATTTGTGCTTCAAACTGCGCTAGGCCCGTTTGCTCCGTCCAATGGAGCATGCCCGACATCGAGCTCTCGCGAAGCGGAACGCGATATCCTGATGGTGTGGGTACAAAAATTCGACCATTAAACTGAAGTTCCTCTAAAGGAACGACTGATCTTATGACATCCCCTTTGGACGCGGGAGTCATAACCATGCCTACTTCTGAGGCAGCTTGTTGTCGTTTTTCAAACGTAATGATGTTTTCGCCTATAGGAAGGAGAACGTCCATCTCATCATCGCCATTGGTATTCCACCACATGATGGAATCAACAATGACTTGATATGATGGATATTCCCCGTCCTTCAAACGTAAGAGAGATCGAGCGTCAGAAGTATAATCAATACATCTGAAAACTTGATACATGGTCATAACATCATTAAGCCAGGAATCACCGAGATTCGTGGGAAACGTGCCAGAAGGCATGTCCCCTTTTGTCCAAAGATAGTTTCCTGCGTATAAGTACATGTGTTCTTTCAGATCTCTAAAAAGCCCGAAGTAAGAGGCCTTGATGTGTTCGTCTGTAAAAGTCTTCCACGGGCCATCCGGGTTTGTATGCTTCAGATGCAGTGCCACATTAATTATAGCGTCCCTAACCACATCCCAGGCAAAACCCGGCATCAATTTGTCGTATCGCTTGTAATCGGCGTCGGTTCCTACTTTACCCTTTCCACGGTAAAACTTCATCATCTCTGGGAGTTCGAGGTATGGGTTGAGACCAATAGTATGATGAGAATTAAACACTCGAGAGTGTTGATGCAAAGCCTGGAGAATACCAAGATATTTCTTTTGGACCATGAACATGTCAACGGGTTCCAATAGAAACATCCGGGTGCCTCCAGAATTTGCCTTCTCATGTGGCAATGTCTCCGCCTTTAAGTGTCCTTCGATAACCCGGAAAGGTCGCTGCCCCGTAAGCCAGGCATTCTCAATGAGTTGCATTTGTTCCCGAAGGAAACAACCAGCTCTATTGAGAGCTATCTGGTACGGGGTACCTTCACCACCAGGCTGTACAAACATGTCCCCTTTGGTCCGACATTTGAAAATCTTGGTGTAAGGGGCTCCGGGAGATTTGTCCATTTTAATCCTATCGAGGTTGCTAGCCCAGGGCTTCCTGAGGTGCTTCGTCCCATTGATGGTTTCGAACATATTAAGTGGTCGAAAATCGTCAATGTGAGGAAGATTCAAAAGAAGCGCCGTCATATTGGCAACAAGTTGAGCAAAGATGGGCTTCGACACTGCCACCTCCGGTCCTTCAATCTTTGATAGTTGGGTAGCTCCAATGCTGGGATGAACCCCGCACTTTCGGAGACTCCTCTTGGCTTCTTCTGTCAGTCCGCGTGAAGAGAAATGCGCGGGAGATTTGAGATTCGGTGTCTTTAAATATTGAGAGATGGGAGTACGATGTGCTGTGGTCTTTCCCTTCTCGGCGGGTACGTAGCTCGATTGAGAAAATCCTACGGGATGTGTCCTATCCGTTTCGTCAATTTCGAGATCGAAGTCCTCTACGATGACATCCCCTATCATGTTTTCATATTCCTGGTGCATCACAAAGTCGACGCCACCAAATGAAATGTCACATGAATAGGGGGTGACATCTTCGAAAGACTGTGCAGACGATAGAGCAGCAATATCTTCTTGGGTAACAAGGGACACCAATCCCTTGAGCTGTAAGTGAGAATACCCAATATGGATACCACAGAGAACTCTCGATTCCGAAATTCCGTCAGTCCTATATAGAGGGGATCCGCATGTTCCTTTCTTGGGGAGAGGAAATTGCGGATCCACGGTGGCGTAGTCAATGGTGAAGATACACTGTGTGGGGTTGAACCCGGCCGGAGCTCGGGGGTCCATATACTCTCCATTTTGTGTCCGTAGCCGTAACACGGCATAGCCACCCACCAAAGTGTTGTATTGAGAGTCACAAAATTGCATGACTGTCTGTCCGATCGTTCCTAAGTCTGACTCTTTCACGAAGTACTTAGTGATGTCCTTCGCGGGAGGATATTTGTGATCAGTGACCTTGAACAGGGCCAATTCCCGAGATCGAGAGATCTGGAAAGGGACCATGTTCCAAGCTCGCGGATCCTTCCCATCCCTGCGAGAAGTGTGGAACGTGAAAGATTCTTGCATATCCATCACTACGTGAGCGACTGACAATATTAAATTGTCTCTGATTGGTATTCCACAAACTGTCGCTCCGCTAGCGGATTGGACATAACCGATGGCGTCCTCAACTTTCTGAAACATGTGCGATAACTGCGGGGACCATGTTTGAATCCCTTGAAATCCATTCACTGAGTGTGATTCTACCTTCTTGACTATAGTGGGTGTCTGCTTATCCATGACAGAGTGTCGTTTCACCAATGCTGCCGTCTTATTGTTTTGCTCCGATTGGGGCTTTGCTCGTACAACGGCCGGTTTGACGCGCGCCTCCTCAGAATGGGGAACCGACTTAACTACTGTGGTTCGTTTAGCCGTTTCCTCAGACTGAGGGGTCGAACGCCGAACAACGGCTTTGACCGCTTTGTCATTCAACGATTGTGAATGCGCTTTTTGCTCTTCTCCCAAGAAGTGCCAAAGCGCAACCGATCCTAGGAGAATGCTGGTAGCTCCTATGATGGCTGATATGATGGGATGCTCATTCACAAACGCCATGATGTGTTGGGCGGTATCGCGCATCCTCGACGCAAAGGCCGAGAAAGCGTTACGTACTTGTGTCTCAAAAGTCCAAGTCGCGCATAAGTGAGGCGATATACGCTGTTCGATGGCTCGACGAAGCCGAGCTTTTGCGGCCAGAGTAAAAGCCGGCGGATAAATATTATCCACGATCACGCTCTTTATTTGATCTCTGGTCATTACAGTTACCGCCCCTCCGCGAACGAAATCGTGATAGTTGTAAACGCCGGGATCCGTCTCCTCCAAAAGCGAATCTCGCTTCGTGGTCCACATCGTACCATTCTTGTAGGCGTATGTATCTTCCGCAATGCGAAGAATCAGAGACAATCCTTGTCTGTCGCAATGGTCCGCTACCATTTGAGAAGCAGTCTCTTGAGGCACACGAGCAACAACACCCAAAAGGTTCTCGAGCTTGGTGATGCTCGCTCCGTTGTTCTCCTTCACCCGTATATTTCCTCTCCTGAATTCAGCGATAGCTTCCCTTAAAGATCCGGGGTGATTGTCTAGTGTCAATTCCAAGTCAAAAGTCATCTCAACTGGTGGAGATCCCTTGATGAGTGTCAATCCAGATGTGAAGCGGGTAATGAGCCCGTCGAGTTCGGGAATGGGATCCCCAGCGATTTGCCGCCCATCGACCAACACACGATCGGTCTGGTATTGGATTTCCATATTCGGGGCAACCGGTGGAGTGTACCAAGACCACCCCCACCAACAAGGCTGTGTGAGTCCTAGCCGTCTGAGGTAATGTTCTTCGTCGACTTTGATGCCGATTGTGTTTGACGTGCGCCATCGATGAGTTGGCGTCATGAGATTCATAATGTTTATAAGCACTTGGTTGCTCTCCAGATTGTCGTATAAGTGCTTGTACGCTTTCAGATCATGCTGAGCGCAATCATCAAGAACGATGAATTTTTCCGTAGGAATGTAATCAGGGATGGTCTTAAATTTCACAAGGGTTCCTTGGGAGGAGACCCATTGCGAAAGATAATTCTCCATGAATTGAGTCTTTCCGGTTCCCGGGGGTCCGTGAATCAACAAGACCTTCGGGGACCCTGCCGCCTGGGCTTGCGCCGGGGCAGTGACTTCTTCAATCAGTTCTTGACGTTCGCGCATAGTATTCTCGTACTTTGCGGCAAACATGGCTTCCTGGTCTACAGCCCATTCAGCAACTTGAGCTAGCGTCAAAGGATGTTGGGACCACTCCACAGTTTGTGTTTGTAGGGCGCCCCTATCCACAAGTCTTCCAGGGAAGAATTGGGTTTCCATGCGACGCACTTGTTCGTGGCGACCTCTGGTATCATCGAAATCGGGTTGCACAACTTTGAAAAAGTTGTGTCGAGACCAGAAGGCGCGCTGCATCTCAAGGTGCCAGTTGGCCTGTTTTGATTCGATCTTTTCCGGTCCCGCAATGTTCGAGGCGCAAGCCACGAACTTGAACTTGGGAACCATGAATTTCACGAACGCACTGTTCTGGAACATCGGAGTAGATGATATCAGGTTGTTCATCATCGATATGGCGGTACTTTCATGAGTCGCGAGGTATTCGTCAATGATGAGAAATTCCTCGTTCGAAAAGGGGGGTGCAAAGTTATCCGGAGTATCCTGGATAGTGTGCACTCCCAACATTCGGCCTTTCAAACGACAGATTTCCTCATACAATTTGTTAAGAGCAAATGTTTTACCGTGCCCACGCTCACCTACGAAGGTGATCTGGACTGGTATTTGTCGGGGAATTCCTACATTGCTTCCTAGTTCCCCGACTTCCCTAATCTTGAGATTCAAAGACATCATTTTGCGTGACAAGGTGTCAAATATGAACTTGAACTCAGGAGACTTTAGATGGTGAAGTCTCAAAAGGCCTTGAACTTCATCAACCAAAGCCTGAAGTTCGGTAGTACCGGTCTTCGCGAAGAACGGTAAAGGCTGTGCAAGCAGTTCATCGGCTCGTCTCGTCAACACATTTATGCGGTCAGAAAGATCTTCCGGTGTGTCCGTTGGTTTAAACATGTCAATCACATTGCGCAATATGTCGCTTGTTGCGCCACCAAGATCGCTGCTGATTCTGCTATAAACAGCGAGTTCCCGGGCGGAAACGCCAGGGATGACCATTCCTATTAAGACAGTAAGGAATGTCGTAATTGGCTTGAGGAGTCTAGTTATATCCACATCGCCAAATGCTTGAGATTCTGTACCAAATAAGTGAGCTAATACTGCTACGAAATAGCCAGATAGGTCCTCTACCTTTTGTTGGAGTTTCAATAACGCGCAAATTCTAGTGACTACCGCCGCAGCGTGAAAGGCAAAGGCTGTTAACCTTGGCCAGCGCGAGTGTGATGTTGCGATGTCTACAATATCAACAATGAGACCTACTATGTCTAGCATGAAGGGGGCTACTTGAGCTGTAATCTTTTGCCCGAGATTCTTTAAATACTCCATAATCAGATCATTGCATTTCGACACAAAAGCATCGATAACGGGTTTTGAGTATGTAATCATCGCCTTATACACTGTACGGAATTTCTCCGCAATTCAGCATCAACGCTCCACTACCACCATGGATAGCCAAAATTGCCGGGGGCGAGTCATCCTCGAGCCCTCTGGTGGATACGCCTAGCCTAGGACCATCCAAGCACTTCCCCGGTAAGGGTCGCACAAGGGTAGAATCCTCATACTTAGTCAGACAAGCTGGTAAGCATGTATCGATCGTCATCAATTCCATTGTCCATTTTAAGTGATTCGGGGCCTCCCCCACACACTTGGTCGTCAAGGTATAAATCTGTGTTTCCGTTAGGCTGGTCGTCAACATATTATCACCTTTCGTCGTTAAATCCGTTTGGCATTTGTCGTCGTCTTTTAAATCCATTCTGTTCGTCGTCAAGTCCGTTAGGCTTAGAGTCGTCAGGATATCATGAAGTTGAAGTTGGGGTTGAAAAATAGTATATGTGTAACTACTTCCAATCGTCAACATTCCTCTTCCCTTACTTGGGTTGCCATCATTCCATGCTTTTGCATCTAGGAACTGGTCTACCACTTTTCGGTTGGAGGTAACTCCATAAAACAGTTTTAACCCCACTGTTGGGGCCATTTTCTGAGAAATGGTAAGTTTATGTATTCAATTAGAATATAAATTCTTA